AGACAGAGCATCGTCGTTTACTACTGAAGTTCCATTTTTTATAACATGTCCACATATTCCTTCAGAATACTGGATACCGCTTTGACTAGCTTTCTGTCCGAAAAGCATAGCTCTTTCAATGTCAATCTTATGTTCTCTTAATTTAAGATTCCAAATTCTCTGCCATTCATCAGCATATCCACGATAACGTGTTGCTCTAGCAGTATTTGACATTTCACAAGCTGTTTTAAAGATCTGGGTATAACCATATCCATTATCTAGCTCTTCTGACCATACATCTGGAGAGCCACTGCCCTCTGCGTATGAAGTACCAATTACAGTACATTTTGCGTTATCAGCTCCAGTTTCACCACCATCAACAGATGATATTGTTTTACCAACAAAACTTGAAGTACTTCCATTATCAGTTACACCGCTTTCGATTCTAACAATAATTGATTCAGGTGAATCATTTTCTGTGTACTCTACAGCGAACACCATTCCTTTTATTAGCCAATCTACACTAGCTGATGAACTATCAACAGTATAAGATAATGAGCTTCCAGCCGCTGGGATTGAGTGAGAACCATTCAATAAGAATGAACGGTCTGTCATTGAGACCTTAGTTCTATCTTCTAAGAATCGGAACTGTGGGTCATCCGTTGGAACCTTTGCTACTTTAGACAAATAAACGAAAAATGGAGATTCATCTGGTGCTAACTCAGCGACTCTGTCGCTAAAGTTAAACAGTCGCCTTGATGGGATAGTACTATCAATAACCGCACCTGGGTCACCAACATTTACTATACCTGCATTATAGTTCGGCATTATTAACTCCTATTTATTATTTATAATACGTTATTTCTACTATTTGCGCTTAAAACACCTTTCCAAATATCTTCCATTTCGTTTGGCTTTTTACCTTCTCCTCCCTGCAAAACTCCTGCAGATTGAGGCATGGACTGAGTTCTTTTAACAGCTTCTACATTTTCACTAGAATTTGTAGGAGTATTGTTATATCTTCTATAAACGTCTACTAACATTTCCAAAGGCACATCTTGCCTAGGCTGTGTTGCAAATTTTATAAAATCATCAATCTGTCCATTATCGGTAAAACCATACTTAGAAGATAATTCTCCTTTAAGGTTGTTAACCGCAACAGTCTCTTGTATCCCTTTCATCTGTTCTGAAACAGCTTTGGATACAAAATCCTTCTGTTCCCTAACTCTCATCTCGTAAGATGGAGAGCCAGGTTTATAGTAGGCTTCCCATGGGTCGAATGAATTTTCATCAAGATTTTTTTCTTGAGGTTTATCATTCACAACTTGTTCACCACTCAAAGTTTTTTTCATAGCATCAACTACATCTGGTCTATCTCTAAGTAAATTGCCTAACTTTTCAAACTCTTTAAGTCTTGATACTTCTGCATTTAACTTATCATATTCAGCTGTTTTCTTATCATACATTGATTGAAACTTTTTTGCCTCGTCATTTTCAATTGGTTCAGGCGCCTCCATTTGCATGTCATTTGGCTCCTGAAAAGGCTCTGGAGTAATATTCTCCTGAGCGGCTTCTTCCTGTCTAAGGTTTTCTTCCATTTTAAACTCCTCGATTTCTTTTAATTAATAGCTTCACCCTTACGGATGTCATTTAAAAGCAGAACCGTGTGTTCCTCAAACGTCCTTTCGGACACCCTTTCCTACTTTACTTTAGCGTCTTCTCTCGCTAGACCCTCTTGTGCATCGACAACATTCTTCAACCTATCTAACTTTACCTTACTATCAAACTTGACATTGGTAAGTACATCTTTAAGCTGAGACTTAAATTTACTAGTTTCGACCTGCTTACGAGAATGAACATTCTCACGTTGGGCAGTTTGCAAATCTCCACTTAAGTCTTTAATTTGCTTTTCAAGTTGCTTAATGTATCCCTGCATTTGAGCCATTTGCCCTTTGCGCTTTAAGACACCTTCTTTGTCAAAAATCTCTGATTTTTTCAAGACCTCGACATCGTCTACCAGTCCCAACCTAAACGCCTCAAGATACATCTGATATTCAGCGACCCTATTTGACGGTAAAGTTGAACCTGATATTATTCTAACATCATGCTGACCAATAGTAACATCGTTTTCTATTTGTTGCAATTCGTTAGTTTTATCATCATACATCCTAGTATTAACTGTATATTCAGTTAAATCATTATTTGGCTGTACAATTCTAAAAGTTTTTTGGTAACTATAATGACCCTTTGCTAAATTATAGATACACATACCTAATCTATTTAAACTTCCTTCTATATCTCTTAACTTAGATTTACCTCTTGATTCTCCCATCTCTGAAAGCATAGCGGTTCCTCTAACTGTATCAGGAGCTTTTTCTCTAAATCCTTGCATAAGCTCTGGAATACCAAAACTTAAATCAATATAATGCTCTATTCTATCTATAAGAGCATAAAACTCTCCAGCGAGAGACTGAGGGGCAGGGAAATGTGGTTGTCCAAATTCTGGATTGTAAGGTATTACTGCATTGGGATTAGCCCAATCTTTTTCCAACTGCCCCAAGTCATCTACGCTACCCTCTGGAACGAGTAGCTTCAAGCCAGCAGAGGCTTGAGCATGAGAGAGTGTGAGAGAGAAAAGCTTGTTTAATAGTCTCTGAGAATCTTTTACTTTAGAAACATCAGATTTTGGATATGGAGTGTTTGTCCATATATTAGGAACTGGCACTATTGGATAAACATCTGTATTTAATATGTTCTCATATAGCAATACATCTCCAACAGTACAAGTTATTTTAATTCTTGTTTGTGGAACTTCTACTAAATCAACCATTCCAGCCTTAACAATTTCTTGATTTTGCTCTAAAAATTGAAAATATTTTTCTTCATCTAAGATTGATTCTTGTCCAGTTTGTCTGTTAAATAACCTATAAAAAGGTACTTTAACTTTTTGAAATCTTTCTAAAACTCTATATCTCTCTACTCTGCTTATATCTCTACTAGTAACTTCATCTGGTGTAAATGATTGAGATGAGTTTTTCATCTGAGAAGAAGGATAATCTTCTTCATGAGTAATAGTTTCTACATCATCAATAGATTCAATTAACGTAGGGTATAAATTTAATATCTGGTCTCTGGTTAATATAGTAGATAGAATCATACCTCCAGCGTCATCAAAATATCTATTTCTAGATGCTGGGTCTACATATACTCTAAACGGGTCTACATACGTGAATTTAACCTCGCCCCTGCCATAGTCTGCCTCAGGGTCAATATAGGCATAAAAATATCCAAGCCCAGTTGTTGCGTAGTCATGAACTGCTTGCTTGAATTGAGTATCTCCGTCAGAGATATCCCAGGTGTACTCTAGTATAACACGCCATACTAGGGCGAGTCTGTTATCAGAGTCTTCTCTTCCTATAGCGCTGTATTTAGGCGAACGAGAAGACAACAGAGATTTAAGTTTTTCTATAGCTGCATAGACCCTGTCAATAACAAAGTCAGCCTGTCCAACAGACTGTAAAGCCTGCGACTCATCATTTGTGTAGTGGTTACCAAGAAAAAAGTCAATTGAGTCTCTTGCCTCAGTGTCCCAATCTACCCTGCTATCTCTCCACAATCTCCACAATTGCTTATTAACTTCAGCTGGATTATTTTCCTGCTGTTCAATTTCTTGTATACTAGAAATAAAAATACCCTCGTTTCAAGTTAACTATTTTAGTGAGTAATTTACTGAATAAAGTTGTTTAATGCAACCTTTTTTTTAAAAAAATTATAATTTTTGTCCAGTTACCCAAGATATAACAGACTTAGCGCTCATTCTTTTTTGTTTCTTTTCAATATAATTATCAAATTCATCTGATTCAAATTTTCTACTAAGAGGTGCTCTTGCATGTATAAGTGCATACCATATCCCATCTAATAAGTCATCATTCTTACCCTTAGGAAACTGAAACATCTCATCAACTAAATCTTGATGTTTTCTTTTTATGTACATCTTGCCTCTGTTTACTACTGGAGCAACTAAAGATTCCAATCTATCTTCTTTTCTAATGCCAGACGGAGGCCTAACTCCTTTTGCTATTCCAGGCATCATCTTTCTATCTGCACCAGATAGTTGATTAACTGCATCTTTAATAATACCCTGAGCTCCAACTAATTCTACATTAGCTCTTTTTATAGGCATGTATTCTTTAGCATAGCTTAATATTTCTGATGGCATTTCATACAAAGGAACTCTTTCTCTAAAGTAATCTATAATATAAACATTCTTATCGCTATCCATACCAATAACCATAATAACTTGATAGTCACTATTTGCATTTGACTCATAAGCTAAGTCAACGCCTATATAAACATTTATAGGTATTGCATCTTTTTTATCTACTATATAAGCAAAATTACCCTTAGATACAAACTCTCCATCATAATTAATTAACCTATCTACTTTAAACTTTGCATTCTCTAAATCTCTCGCTTCATTTAAATATTCTTGTGCAAACTTATGTGTAAGTCCTACATCTTGAAATCTTCTTCTTATCTCATCTAGTTTTTTGACTGGAAAATAATTAGGCCACAAGGCAATACCATTATCAATTGCTTTATGATATACAACTTCCCATGCATATTTTCTATCTTCTTTTTCTGCTTCCTGAAACCCATCATATATTCCTTGCAAGAAAGAATCAAAATGCACTATAGTACCTATTAACCATATTGAACCCTCACTATCTTTAGAATTTTCTAATGCTGGCTCTACAGTAGACATAACCCATTCTTTTATTTCTCTTCTTCTATCTGCTGTTTTAGTATTTAACTCCGATTCAAAGTCATCAAGTATTATATTTGTATATCTTAACCCTAATTGAGAACGACCACGTAGTCTTTGACTTGTTCCTTTTGCTATAATCCTATCACCCTTACTTGTTGTAAACTCTTTCTCAGTCCACTTAGAACCTTGTATATCTCCAAAGTAATAATTAAGAGCAGGATTTATTTCAATATGGCTTTGTATGTATTTAATATGGTCAATAGCCTGAGACTGTTCTTCTGCAACCCAAGCTATAAATTCTTTCTTACCTTCTGGATTAAAATACAACTTATGCATTAGTGCTGCTTTAGCTAATGTACTTTTACCATGACCACGGGGAAGTATTATACAAACTCTTTTTTTGTCATCATCTAGTAATACATTGCTAAGTTCGTATTGATATGGCGCTGGTTGAGACTTCATAAAATCTTCAGGCATAAACAATTGCCCAAATGTTACTATATCTTTTTTAGCCATCTCCAATACTTTTTCTTTTTCATTTAAGTTTGGAGATATTATATTAAAGTTGGAATCTTTTATTTTTTCTGACTTAGCCAATCTTGCCTCGGAACTTCTTTAAAAACTGACTTGCTTTGCATTAATGTGGGCCCAGCCATGTAAATCCATGCTTCAGTAAAAGGCTCATCTTCTTCAGTATATACATCAATCTTTTCTCTTACATATAAACCAGTATCAATACTTTCGTACTTATCATAATAATCTAAATCATAACTATCTACATTAATAACTTCGACAACTGCGCCTTTACCTTCTTTGTTTTTAATAACAGCTGGATAATGCTCATGCCCAGGATACACAAGCGACACATCTTTTATTTTATATGTAGGACTTTTACCGTCTCTAAGAGTTCCGTAAACTGCTAGTCTTTGCAAATCTTTTTGCTCTCTTTCTATACCAAAGGTATTTTAATATTTCATTTTTTGCTTCACTTCCTCTAACTCCAGCGACAGAAGTTACTTGTTCTACTTCTCCATAAACCTCTGTAATTTCAGTAACTGTATCCCAGCTAACATCGTTCCACAGATCTAAGTCTATAGAATCTTCATTAGATAGTAATGATATAGGAATAAAAAACAAAACTAACCTACTCTTCAATTTCACGCTTACCTTCTGCAAGTTTCTTACTGTCTCCGCCTCCAATAGCAGATAGCTGTTCCTGAGAAAAACCTTGAAATACAGTTACAGACTCAGATTTCTTTTCAGTATCCTTCATTCCAGATATAGAAACTAACTCTTTTAATATACTAACCTTATCACTATCTTTACCTTCTGGGCTTTCTATTATATCTTTCATTTTGTTTAATATGTACAGAGGTGTAATTTCTGCTTCATTAAGTACTTTATCTATTTCTTCTCTTATCAAACTACGAACCCTTTCAGTATTCATTAGTATTTTTGCTTGACCTTTTGCATATTCTTTGTTTTTTGTAGGATATGCAGCCATGAAAGCATCTACAATATTATCTCCTTTTGCTACGTACTTAGCAAATAAGAACTCTCTTTTAGTTGCTTTCTTTCTATCTCTTTTGATTTCGTAAGGACTTTTATCTCCAGAGCCTAAAGAATATATGTTTTTCCTAGGCTCTCCTTCCATTACTGCGTTATCACGACAAACAAAAGAACCTATAGGAGTCCTAATGTAATAATTATACACACCCTCGACTGTTCCGTTTTTCAATTCTCCTCGATGGAGAACGGGGCACACCTGCCCATCATCAGTCTTTACCCAGCTACTTTTAGAGCCATCCCTCCAATTGGTGTATAGTTTTTCATTAGGGTAATCTTTTCTAAACTCTTCTACGTTTTCGTATATAGGATATTCTATATTATTTATTTTGCGTGTAATCATTACCAGCTACACAAAAAAATGATAACGCATCAATATTTTCAAATGTCCATCCATAGTAATTCAATAGATGTATACATAATATACTAACGATTATCCTCCAATGCAAGTTATATATTGTAAAAAAACTACGCAGGAACAACGTTAGCATTAGTATATTCTTCTATCTTCTTATGTAAGTCTTCAAGAATTTCTACGTCAGCAACATTATGGTCAAAGACATACTTAAGAGCTTCTTTGTTTCCGTATCTAGCATCTCTCCACACACGTGGGTCTAAGTTAGTTTTACCATCTATACCTAAAAACTGAGTAGCTGTTTTTAAACTACTTCTAGTTAATTGAAGTTTAGACCTAACTAGATAATATATGTCTTTATGAGAAAGAGTTCTAAACTTTGGAAACTCTAGTCCGTGGTCAAGAGCTCTAGTTCTACTAAATGGGACATCGAATCTAGTTCCATAGTATGTCATAATTATATCGTACTTGTTCAATGCTTTGATTAAACTATTAACAATTCTATAATCATACTTACCATTAAACACTTCAGATTTTTTTATAACATCACTAAGCACTTCGTCTTTATCTCTTGTTTTGATTGCCCATGAAAGCATTATATCTACATTTGCTTTTAATCCAGTTGTTTCGATATCTAAGTATCCAATCTTTGTTCCATGACCA